TGCCGGAGCCGGAGTTTCGCGGGCGCGACGACGATCTCGACAGCAAGAAGGCGAAGCAGCGCGAGTTTGCCGTGCGCTACATCATCGAGAACAACCGCCTTTCCGACATGAACACGCGCAACGAGCGCCGGCTTTTGAAGCTCGGCGATGCGTTCTGGAAGGCGTACTGGGACCGGGACATGCGCTGCGGCGTGAACGAAGGGGATATCCGCATCCGGGATATCCCCACGGAGGCGATCTTCCCCGACCCTGCCATCCGCGACGGCGGATTGCAGGACGGGCAGTATGTGGACTACGTCTACACGATGCACAAGGTGAAGTTCTGCCAGGTGTTCCGCCGCGAGCTGGAGGAGCTGGGACTGACGGCGGACGACATTCTCACGGAGGACTACGTTTCCCGCACCGGCGTATTCGATCTCACGACGGCCATCAACGATCTGGACGACACGGTGCAGGTGCTCGAGCACTGGTTCCGGCAGCCGTGCGACACGGAGGAGGACGGCGAGACCGTCCCTGCCGGAGCTGTGGCGTGCTCGATCCTCGCGGGAGGGCGCGAGCTGCGGTACATCCCGAACTACTGGAAACGCACATGCAAGCAGAACAGTCTCTTCCCGTTCGTGCATTACTGGCGCATTCAGGACGAGAACCGCTTCTGGAACAAAAGCGAGCTCATGCCGATACTCGAGCTTGTGGACGCGGCCGACCGGAAGCTCGCCATGAGCATTCTGAACGACACGTTCCTCGCAAACGACATCATTCTTGTGGAGGACAGCGCGCTTGCCGACGGCGAGGAGTTTACCAACGAGCCGGGCGCGGTGATCCATCTCAAACAGAACCGCATGGGCGGCGTGCAGCGGCTCGGCGGACTGCAGAGCATAGCGAACGGCGCGATGGGCGTGGAGTTCTTCAAAAACCAGATCGAGCGCGCCAGCCGAAACTACGACATCAATCAGGGCAGGGAAACGACCAAGGTCACGACGGCGACCGGCCTTGCCATGATGCGGCAGGATGCGCAGAGCCAGGCGGACATCAAGGGCGCGGACCGCGACGCCGGGTTCGAGCGGCTGTATGAGCTGCTCGACTGGCTGGCGCTCGAGTTCTTCGACGACGATAGGATGCTGTTCATCGGCGCGGACGAGATGAAGGACCGCGCGCCGCAGGCAATGCCGTTCAATGCCGACAGCTTCACGGCGGTCATGCCGAAGGTGCTGGACGGAGCCGGAAACGTTGTGCGCGAGGAGTGGCAGTACTTCCCGCGCGTGGACGTGACGATCACGGCGGGCGACAGCATCGCCCACGGCAAGGCGCAGACGCTGCAGGCGCTGCAGACGCTCACGCAGAGCCAGATCACGGCGGAGAACTGGAAGCTGTTTGCCGCGCAGCTTGAGCTCATCGATCTGCCGGGCAAGCAGGAGATCATCAACGAATGGCAGCAGAAGTTCGCCGTACCGGCAATGGAAACATCCTACGGAGGCGGCGGAGCGGGAGCGCTCGGCGAAGCGGCCGCCGGCGGAGCGATACCGGGGGCGCAGACGCTGCCGCTGCTGGGAGGTGCGCCGACGGCATGAAGTGTCCGAAATGCGGCATTGAGATGACGAAAAAGAACGCGGCGGAATGGGAGTGCCGCAACCCGAAGTGCGTTCGGTATCAGGGAGGAAAGAAGAAGGATGGCTAACTTTTGGGATTGGGTGAACAAGAAAGCCAACAACCGGTATGAAAATCGCTTCACCGATGCCGCTACCGGAAAAGGCGTAGGGATCAGCAAAACGGATTATTCGAGCCCGCGGTCGAATAACAACCAGAGCGGGAATCTGTATGCGGAGGAGGTGGCCAAGAACGCGGAGAGCGGGGCTCCGTGGGTATCCTCCGCAGAGAAAGCCGCTGCGGCCGCGGCAGCCGGGGGACTGTATGGCAGTCTCGCCGGAGCGGGACGCCTGCCGAAGCAGGACGGAGCGCAGCAGCCGACCACGACGCCGACGCAGCCGGGCACGTCCGGCGGCGGCAAGGTGACGTACATCGACCCCAACGGCGACGCGCAGAAGGGCACGACGGAAGGAACGCCGGAGGAGACGCCGGGCGAGCCGCAGCGGACGTATCTGGACGAGCTGCGCGACCAGTACCAGAAGATGTACGACGACGCGGTGAAGGCCAACAACGACGCGGCGAAGGCCGCCGCCGAGCGGGCTCTCGCGCAGGCGGAGAAGGGCGTCGGCGAGCTCGGAGACCAGTACGGCAGTCTCAACAAGCAGCTCTACCGGGATTACATGGAATCGCTGCGCGTGCTGCCGCAGGAGATGGCCGCACGGGGCTACAGCGGCGGCATGAGCGAATCGGCCCGGCTGGGGCTGGATACGGCCTACGGCGAGCGGCTGAACGAGAACGAGGCCGCGCGCATCGCCGCCATTATGCAGCTGCGGCAGCAGGGCGCGGACGCCGAGTATCAGGCGAACGCCGCGCGGGACCAGGCGAACGCGCAGGCGCAGCAGAATCTCTACGCGAACATGATGAATCTCATTCTTCAGCAGCAGCAGGACGCCGCGACGAAGGCGCAGAACATGGCGCAGTACGGCGACTTCTCCGGTTATCTCGGGCTCGGCTACACGCAGAGCGAGATCGACCAGATGCAGAAGGCGTGGATCGCGGCCAATCCGGAGCTGGCGAAGGCGCTGGGGTATGTCAAGACGCCGGAGCCGGTGTACAGCTCTTACAGCGGATCCGGCGGCGGGAAAAACAACACGCCGAGCGCTGAGCAGAAGGCGAACGGAAGAGATCTTCTGAGCGAAGCGATACAGCTGAAAAATGGCGGGACACCGTACAGCCAGATCGCCAAGGCACTCGACGAGGAAGCTGCCGCGGGAACGATCACGACGGCACAGGCGGAGGCGGCAAAGCGAGCGGCGATAAGCAGCGGGCTGGACAACGCCTATGCGTCGATAAAGAAAAACACAACGCAAAAAAGCCCCGTCTCCGGAGGGAGACTGATCACTGAGGGCGACTTTTACAGCCAAATTCTCGGAGGTAGAAAATGAGCCTTACGGAAAGAATCTACGGAAAAGAGACAGCCGGAAAACCGGCTGTCTCTTCGGACACTCGGAAGAACCTGTATACTGCGGCGGCGAATAAAAAGCCGTCGCTCGCAAACCGCATTGCGCAGAACGGCGGGCAGCCGACGCTCTACGCTGACGCCGCAGCAAAGCAGAAGCCTTCGCTTGCAAGCCGCATCGAGGCCAACGGCGGGACACCATACGCCGACGCTGCGGCGCAGATGAAGAGCGGGAATGCGGCGAAGGGCACGAGCGTCGTTTTCAACAGCGTGTACGGAAAGGCGGATGACCGGGCGAGCTCGGCCGGCTCCGGGAAGTATGCCGGTATTCTCAAAGCGAGCGACTATACCGAGCTTTCCAAAAGCGGCGAGAGCAAGAGGAAGCTCTTCGGCGACGCCCGGTATGACTACATCAACAACATCGGGAACTTCCGCGCGCAGTCCGACGTGCAGCAGGCGCAGGGACGCGGGCAGGACTACGGGAAATACGCCTTCATGACCGATGATGAGATCGGCGTATATAACTACCTCTACGCCACACAGGGCAAGAAGGCGGCGAACGCCTATCTGAGCGATCTTGAGCCGGAGCTGGACAAGCAGTGGTACACCGGAACGAACCGGGCGACGACGGAGGCGCTCGGAAAGAACGCGGCGACGCGGACGCTGGCAAGCGCCATGACCGTTGCGGCGCAGCCTACCCGGACGATCACGAGCATGATCGCTATGGCGGACGATGCGGTGCGCACGGCGAAGGGGCAGGAGATCAACCCCTATTCCAAGTGGCGGCAGGCGAGCAACATCACGCAGGAGCTCCGCGCCGACACCTCGCAGCATATCGAGGAAACGAATCCGGGGATGGGCGGCAAGGTCGGGAGCTTCGTATATAACACCGCGATGAGCGCCGCGGACAGCGCAATGAACGCGCTTGTCGCCAAGGGCATCGGCGAGGCGGTTGGGCTTACCGGCGATACGCTGATGAAGGCGACGAACATTCTCGGCTCGGCGCTGATGAGCTCGGAGGCGGCTTCCCTGTCCATCGCCGAGAGCAAGGAAAAGGGATACTCCAACGCCGGAGCGCTGGCGCTCGGTCTGACGCGCGGCGCGATCGAGTACGCCTCAGAAGCGGTCGGCGGCGAATGGGTCATCCGAAAGATCAAGGCAAACCCGCTGAGCTTCGTGAAGAGCATGGCGCTCACGATGATCCCTGAGGGCATGGAGGAGGTCATGTCGGACGCGGCGAACGGCGTGGTAAACCTTGCGATCGACGCGGCGTTCGGCACGGAAGAGAGCGGGATCCCGAAGATGCTCGAATACTACCGGACCAGCGGCACAGATTGGCAGAAGAAGCACGCGGAGCTTGCGACCGTGCTTGCCGTTCTCGGACAGGAGGGACTTTCGTTCCTCGGCGGCGCGCTGGCAACACTGGGGTCGAGCGGCGTGCAGTACACAACGAATCGCACGAACATCAACCAGACAGCCGAGCGGCTGGACACCACGCCGAAGAACGTTGTGCAGATGATGCAGGACGCGCAGACGGAAAACCCCGGCGTTATATACGCACTGGCCGAGCTGACCGACGCGGAGAACGCCGACGATCTCCGGCAGAAGATCGGCACGAAGGAAGATATGAAGCGCGCGGCGGAGTATCTGACGCAGCAGATGGAGGTAGGCGGGCGTTCCGGCGCGCAGGAAGGTGTTTATACTGCCGGGGCGCAAAACGCGCCTGTTGGCGCGCAGAGAGCGCAGAACGAAGGAATCAGCACGACGCCCGCGGCGGCGATCAACATTCAGGAGGGAATGAACAATGGACAGAGTACTTATCAGGGACGAGAAAACGGGTCTTATGATCTCCGTACCGGCGGACAAGCTGCCGCAGAAGGAGGAGCGCAAGCTCTCGCCGGAGGCCGAGCGGAAATTCCGGGAGGCGTGGGAGCGGACGCGCAGGCGGATCTACGGCAAGTAACTCCGGCGCAGCTCGGCATCCGAAACGGCGGCACGGAGGCCGTGACCGTCGTGGACGCGCGGAAACTCGGCGGGGACGCGGCGAGAGCGTATAATCTTCTCGCGGCGAACAATATCGAGCCGGTCGCGGTGCGCGGAGCCATTCAGGTGAACAACGGCTACGCGAACGCCTATACCGAGAGCGGGAGGGTGTTCTTCCGCGTGGACGCCGTGGACAGCCGCGGCAACGCCATCAGCCCGGAGGCGCTGGTGCGACACGAGCTGTTCCACAACTACATCTCCGAGGAGGTTTTGCAGGCGTCGGACGAGGTGATCCGCGAGAGCATGACCGCCGAGGAATACGACGCGATGTATGAGAGCTACCGCGACGCCTACGCGAGTATTTACGATTTTGAGAACATGAGCGAGGACGAGATCGAGCGGCTGCTCACCGAGGAGATCGCGGCGGACGCTTACGCGGGGCTGAACTGGTTCTCCGGCGACGCGCCAGTGCAGGAGGCCGTGCGCGCCGAGACAGAAAGAAACGCCCCGGCCCAAAGGGCAGAGGCGCAGCAGGAGACGACGGGACCGCCGGGCAAAGCTACGGCGGCGGGCATCGGCGCCAGAACCGCCGACAGCGCCGCCCTGCGCCGCGCGGAGGCGCTCGAAAAGAGTGGGACGGACAACGAGACCATCCGGCAGGAAACGGGATGGTATCGCGGCATGGACGGCCAGTGGCGGTTTGAGATCGACGATTCCGGCGCGGCATTCAGCCGGAGCGGCGAGGCGCAGTACAGCGCCGACAATGCGGACTACGCGCGCTATACGCAGCTGATGAACCGGATGCTCACGGGAGAACTCACAGAGGCGGAGCACGCCGAGCTGCTGGGGCTGGACAAGAAGAACGGCAGCACGAAAAAGGAGCTGGCGCGCCGCATTGACGAAGGGAACGCGACGCTGCGGGACATCATGCGGCACAACGCCCTTTTTGAGGCGTACCCCGAGATCGCGGAAACCAAGGTGAAATTTGCCGATATGCCGAGCGGGACGGCGGGCAGCTACAACCGCGAGACGAACACGATCACGCTCGACACAAAGCTCAAATACGACGCGAACGAGGCGCTCGACGCACTCATGCACGAGGTGCAGCACCGGGTGCAGGCAGCGGAGGGCTTTGCGAGCGGGACGAACCCCGGCTACTGGAACCGCGGGGAAAACTACGACAGAGCAGCGGAAAAGTACCGCGACAACCGAGCGAGGCTTCTCAACGGATTGAGTACCGAGGATCAGGCGCTTTACGACGAGTACCGCAGCGCAGAGCGCGAGATGGGAGCAATGCTCGACGGCTCCGTGCTCTACGACGAAAGCCGTATGGATGCGCTGGAAAAGCGCTCGGACGAGCTGTACAGGGAGCTTTACGGCAAGGAATGGTTCGGAAAGCTGAACCGGTACGACCGGATTCTCGGCGACGCGGGCGAGGCCGTGAAAGAGTTCTACCGGAACACCGCCGGGGAGATCGAGGCGAGAGACACCGCTGCCCGCCGCCGGATGAGCGCCGAAGAGCGAAAAAATACGCCGCCCGATCTGGGCGACGCGGATACCGTGTTTGCGGATGGGAGCGGCGCGTCAATGGCGTATGTTTCCAACGATGCGGCGCGATTCAACCCGGAGGGGAAAACACAGGACGAACTTCTCCACGATATCATGGACTCGGCGGAACCGTTCGATCAGCGATATCTGTATTTTGGCCGGTTTACTGACAGCTTCCGAACCGCGATGGAAAAAGCGGGCGTAGAAGTGAAAAACTTGCCGGTCATCATGAGCTACCGGGACGCCTACCTGGCTATGGAAAGCCGCGAGAATGGGAGATATCAGGGACAAGATATCAACTACCACAATCTTGGCATCGAGGGCATGAAAAGCGCAATGGAGAATATCGGGAAACCGGATGCGGTCATGAAGTCGAAAAGGGACGGGAAAATCGAACTGTTCCTTGACTTTGTGGACTACAAAGGCAATCGAGGATTGGCCATAGTGCAACTGGACTCGAATGCCCAGCACGCGCAGGAATTCATACGAGCGAATATAGTTACCTCCATTTACGGAAAACGCCGTGGAGATGCGTATCTTGAGAAAGCGAAAAGCGAGGGGCGGCTGGTATACAGCAAAGAAGAAGGTCCTGCGCAAGGCATTACTCAAGTCCAATACGAGAGCAATATCAACGCAAAACCTTCTTCTACAGCTACTATACGCCAGACGGAGGGGAATAGTCAAGAAAAATCTTCCGGCAAAGCGAGTGTGGAGGTATCCGGGATCAACAACCGCACAGCCGCGGAGCTCCGGCGCGAGTATGACCGGCGGACGAGGGAATACCAGAGGGCGACGCAGCGGGACGACCAGAGCTTCCCGTATATCGACGAGATGAAGTGGATGCAGGCGGCGGAGAGACGGCTCGCGGAGCTGGGCGACGGGAAGCGGAAGCGCCGTACCGTAGGAAATACCAAGCGCGATATCATGCGGCTGTTCTTCACGGACACGGCAAACCGCGCCGACGTGGAGCAGATGCTCAACCGGAACATCGGCGAGATGATGGCGCAGGGCGAGATCCGAGAGGACGCGCTGGACACGATCGTGGACGAGATGCTGCAGGCCGGAAGCGTCGTATCCAATTCCGAGAACAGTCCGTGGATTGACGAGACCCATGAGGATATCCGGAGCGATCTTCGCGGCACGAAGCTCTATGTTTCTGAGCAAACGTGGCGAGACTTCCGGAAGGACGAGGCCCGGACGCTGCGCGAACAGGCGCGCGAAGCCGGCATCACGCTTTCAAAGAACCAGAACGACACGCCGCCGGATGTGCGGAATATAGAGCTTGCCGAGAAATACGGCGAGGCGCTTTTCCCGACGGATATTTCCGCACCGGATATGCTGCGGAACATCGTGGATCGCGCGGCGAAGGGCGTGAGCAAGAAGCAGACGCTTGCCGACCGACTGTGGGACGAGGCCCGGCTGGAAGGAGCGGGACGGGATCAGCAGGAGGCATACGATCGGATGGTTGGCGCACTCCGTGATCAGACGGAGGTGATTCTGCGGGAGTTTGCCGAGGACAATCACCTGACACTGCGGGAGCAGACAAAGCAGGGCTCCGGGAACGAAACGGGAACGAAGTCCGAGACCGAACAGCGGCGGGAGCGGC